CTTATACCAGCTAACTGGTGGTTTGCAGATATCAGCGTCTTCAATATGAACGACCCCAGTATTATGGACGCGCTTCAGAACGCGCACTGGGTAACGCTCAAAGCTGGTTATCAGGCTGATAGCCAGCCAAATCATGTCATCTGGGACGGCGCTGTAATGCAGGTTCTGTATGGGCGAGAAAATGTAGTAGATAACAAGGTCACGTTTCACTGCTTGGCGACAGATCCCATACAACCCATTGACGTCAACTTCACGATTCTTAGTACGCAGGCCGAGGCGGTCAGAAAAATGGTCGCCACTGTTAAAGGCTATAAGCTATTGAGCCCTTTGCCAACTGCGGTCGAAGCCAAAGAGTACCCGATGTCGAAAACATTTTTCGGCACCGTCAGCAAATACTTTGGACAAGTATCGAACGATGGCGGATCTTATTGGTACAAGGCTCCGGGCGGAGCCGCCATAGGAAGTCTTGATTCCGGCACTGACACTCCTGATTACGTGTATAGCACGCCGCTTCCTGTTGATTGGAAAGGCCCAGCGCCTGAATCTAGCACGTCGTACACCATACTTGGAACGCCGATGCAGAATGATTGTGGCGTCACGTTTCGAGTGCTGTTGGATCCGCGCATCATTGTGAAGTTCCCGACTCTTCTGGTGCGCATTGACAACACGATCATTCAGCAATATGCCTACCAGATAGGCGCAGAGCAACCGCCCTACGCCCTCGAAGTAAGCTACTGCGTGGCTGAAGTTCACCACTACGGCGATACGCGGGGCGATATCTGGGAAACTGAAATTCACGGCTTTACACGCAAGTACACGCAGCTGAAAGAAATGTTCAAGACTGGATAATTAGTATGTCTGCATCTGCAGTAACAAATCTAAGTCCTCAAGTTCGACTAGCTTCTGAGTACGCACAGTGGGCTGAGCTGATCAGGCAGTCACAGTGCGATTTGCGCGTGTCGGTGCCGGGTATCATACAATCTTTCGACGCAGATCGTCAGTTAGCCGTAGTTCAAATCGCGCTGCGGGAAAAGGTCGTAACGCCGGGCAAGCCGCCTGTCGACACTACAATCTCCGTGCTGAAAGACGTTCCGGTGGTGATGCCTCATGGCGGTGATTGGTGGCTCACGCTGCCAATACAACCTGGTGATGAGTGCCTGCTGGTGTTCGCCGATATGGCGCGTGATTACTGGTGGCTGCGTGGTGGCGTGCAGAACCAATTCGAATTGCGCCGCCATGACCTGAGCGACGCCTTTTGTATTCCCGGTCCATGGAGCCAGCCTGAAAAGCTACCTAACTACTCCATGACAAATGCCCAGCTACGCAGTAAGGATGGCACGGTTGTGATTGACCTTGCTGCTGCCGGCATTACTGTCACTGCTCCAGTAGTGAATGTCACGGCCAGTAGCGCGGTGAACATAACGGCTCCGGCAGTTACAACCAAAGCTGTGGGCGGCGCGGCGCAGGCATTGTTGACGCAGGCTTTCCTCACCTGGTTCGAGACCGTCTACATGCCGTCGGTTAAGTATCTTACAACAGCGCCGCCTAATCCTATTGGCGTAGTTAGTACAGTGTTGGAGGCTGAGTAATGTCAAGTGTTTCATATTTGGCCTTGGACTCCAGTTACGACCCGGTGTTCGATACAGGCGCGGCGTTGACCGGCACTGAGGCCGTAGCGCAGAATATACTTACCAGGTTGAAGTTGTTCCAGGGCGAGTGGTGGGAAGATTTGAACCTGGGACTGCCGATGTTCCAGTCCATACTGGGGCAGTTGGCCAGCCCGAAAGGTCTGCTGGCGATGCAGTTGGCCGTGCAGCAGGTGATACTAGGCACGCCGTACGTTACAGGTATAACTAGTATGGACGTGGAGTTTGATAACGACACGGCGCAGCTGCGAATCGCTGCCGCGGTTCAGACCGTGTTCGGAACTACGACCGTCACCAACCAACCCGGCGCGTCGGCGTTTATAGGAGGTTAGCGGTATGAGTTACTTAGCGCCTAGTGTTGGCCCAGCTGGTTTGTCTATTGCCTATTACCAAGATATTCTTCAAGACAATTTGCAGGGATTTTTGAATGTGTATGGTCAGAACCAAACCATTGATCCCAGTAGTGCGATTTACCAGCTGCTCAGCATTATCAGTCTCAAGCATGCCGACTGTAACGCTGGTCTGCAGCTGAATTATAATCAAAGCTCGCCAGTGTACGCTGTCGGTGCTGGGTTGGACCGGCTTTGCAAGCTAGTTGGCATAGCCCGCCGTCAGGCTACGTTCAGCACTGTCACGCTCACGGTGGGCGGCACGGCGTATTCAACAATTACTAACGGCGTAGCTGAGGATGAGAATGGCTATTACTGGAATCTTCCGGTATCAGTCACTATACCGGCAGGTGGAAGCGTGAATGTGGCCGCCGTCTGCTCTACGCCAGGCGCTGTAGTAGCCGAAGCCGGACAGGTCGATATCATCAGTCAAAGTAGTTCTGCTGGTTGGTTGACGGTTACCAACTCTTCTCCGAGCACGCCCGGTACCGCCGTTGAGTCTGATTCAGAGCTACGGGCGCGGTTTGCCGTCAGCGTCGCGGTTCCAAGTATAACGCTGCTGGCTGGTACGGAAGCAGACTTGCTGGCGCTCACCGACGTGGAGAGGGTGAGTGTTCTGGAGAACCCATCTAGTAGCACGGACGCGTACGGCAACGGTCCGCATTCTTTAACATGCGTAGTCCAAGGCGGCACGGCGGCTGAGATCGCACAGGTCATTTATGACAATCGCGGCATAGGTTGCAATACTCTGGCGGCGGCTGGGAACGTCACCACTACAGCTACATTTATTAGTGGTGCCAGTACAATCACCGTCACCAGCGCTACGGGTTTATTAGTCGGTCAGCTGCTTAGCGACGTTACTAACTCCGCCGCTATAGTTGCCGGCACTGCCATTGCCGCAACTTACGTTGTTGGAAGCACCACGGTACCGATAACGGTTCCGACGGCGGCGGCTTCCGGCGTAGGGGATACGATCAACTTCACGCTCATGGTTGTTACCCCGGTGGCCGACCCAAATATGGGCGGGCAAGTTACTAATATCGGGTACGTGCCGGCTGTACCTGCCCCCGTCTACGTGACGATGACCGTCCACGGCTTGACCGGCTTCACCACGGCGACGCTGACTGCCATACAGGTTGCGGTGATCGACTACTTGAACAGCCTTGGCATTGGCGAGCCGGTAGTCTATTCAGAGCTATATGGCGCGGCGTTGAACGCGCGTAGCAACCCAGACATTCCGGCATTCAGTGTGCGAAGCGTGGCTTCCGCGCTCACGTCGACACCCACCGGCACCAGCGACCTGGCGCTTAACTTCTACCAGGTCGCAACCGCAACCGCAAGCACCGTGTTGGTGACTGCCGTATGAGCAACCCAAACTTTGGAGTAGGCGGATACGGAAGCGGTAAGTTCGGCAATGTGCCGCTCGAGACCTTACCGATTGGGTATTATCTGGGGCTACTTACAAGCCAGTATAAAAACTCGCCCAAGCTGAATGCGCTACTCACTTTGTTGCTTCGTAAATTCGATGATGTAAATGAGTGCGCCGTGCAGCTGGACACGGCGTTCGACTTGGACTTCGCCGTTGGTGCGCAATTAGACATACTGGGGCAAATACTGGGAATGGGCCGTACGCTGCCGTTCCAACCTAGCAACGGCGTCAGTCCAGTACTTGTTGATTCGGTATATCGGCAGCTATTGCAAGCGCGCGTCAGTTGGAACACCTGGGACGGACGAATGACGTCTCTACCCGCCTTGTGGAAGCGCATGGGCTACAATGGAACTCTTGTGCTGGCCGACGAACAGAGCATGAGTGTCAACGTGACCTGTCCTGGTATCGACAACCCGCTCATATTGGACATGCTGTGTGGTAAGGCGGCGGGGTGGAACGGTACTGGCGCGCAACCTACGAACATCGACATGACTAATGGGCTTATCGTGCCACGTCCGCAGGGAGTGCGCTATACGTATAACAGCAGCCTGCTTCCGGTGTTTGGCTTTGACCGCAATGACAACTACGTCGCCGGGTTTGACGGCGGGTTATGGAGCAACTAGATGCCAGCTACTACGAATTTTTTACAGTGGAACCCAACGCTCACTAACCAGGAAACCGACGCGGCTTACGCTGCTGATGCGCAACGGATGGGTGGTGCCACGAGTGGGGAGTTTCCGTCGCCCACAGCAAACAAAGCGTTTTACCAGTGGAGTACATTCGTGGCTGCTTTCTGCCAGATGATGGCCGCCAAGGGATACTCAACTAGTGATGCCAGTATATCTACGCTTGCGGCGCAGTTGGCTAACGTGCTGACCAATGCGGATCTTATAGGCGTGCAGGCAGTGAGGTCTGATAAGACCGGCGTGTACGCAGCCGGCAGCGTCTATACGAACGGTAGCACTGCCGCCGTATACGAGGAAGTGACAATGCGAGGGCCGTTCACCGGCGGTACTGGGTCGGATCACTACATTCAAGCTATAGTAAACGGTGTCGCTGGGCCGTCTGCTGGTTGGTCAAATGGCACTAACAGCTACGCATATATCGGGTTTTGGGTTCCGGCGGGTGGAACATTCTCTGTATCAATTACCGACACTAATGGTTCGTCGACAATTAGCAACTGGACTGAAGTTTCTTTTGGAGTGTAACATGATACGAAGATTGTTATTCATGCTGCTCGTAGCAGCGCCGCTCGTGGCCCAGGTGACGGTGACGCCCAACATCGGGTTGCAGGTGCCGTACTACAACCAGCAAAATTGGCAGGTGCCGATCCAGTACGACCTCAACAGGCTGGATCTTTTGCTGAGCGGTAATTTGCCGCTGGCCGGGGTAAACACCTGGTCGCCGACGTTCACGTACCAGCAGGGCGCCGTCGTGACCTATGGCGGCGGCGTATACGTGTCGCTGGCCGCGCCTAACTTGGGTTATCTTCCTAACGCGTATTCGTCATGGTGGTATCATATTCCCACCACCCCAGGCGGCGGTATTCCCTATCCTTCAGGTACAGGCATCCCGCAAGTGGCCGGCGGCGCGTCATGGGGCAGCACATTAGGGACTTACGGTAGTGGAAGCGTGTTACTAGGGAGTGGGGCCGTTGGTTCCGCAGCGTATCATGCAGCAACTGACTTCCAGCCAGCAGGAACTTACGTCACATCCCTGTCTGTTGCCACGGCCAACGGTTTCCAAGGGTCTTTCACCAGCGGGGCAACTCCAGCCTTGACGATGAATACAGATTCAACACACGTTCTGCCGGTCAACACGGGGGCATCCACAAACTATCTGAATCAGGCAGGGACGTATTCTGTGCCGCCGGGAACATACACGCTGCCTCTCGATGTAGTGAAGAACGACCAGAATAATTCCTTTGGCGCGGCCTATACACAGAACGTCCTCGGCACACTTTCCGCAGCGAAGAATACGGCGGGGCCTGTCTTTGACGTGACGAATCCCACCTATGGGGCGATTGCGGACGGCACCAGCCATCCACTTAGCAGTGTTTACAGCACGCTTGCGGCGGCTCAAGTAAAATATCCAAACGCTCAATCACTGACTGATGAAATTGACCTGGTGGCGAGTGAGTTGGCGTTGGAAAATTGCTGGAATAACTCTCAGGGAAATAACTGGGGCGGCGTTGTTTTGTTTCCTGTACCTACGGGAAGTTATGTCTTTAACCGCACTCTGAATGGGCTTGACAGTTGTTTAATAAAAGGGGTGAACAGGCGCACAAAATTTCAGTGGGATGGTCCGGCAGCGGGAGCAACCGAGACTGTGACAGGAATCGTTGTCGCAAACAACACCGCCCCGCTTTACTCCGACAGTAATCCCGCATTTGTTGGAGGGCCTTATCCCTATGCAATCACGCTCAACGTCAGCGGAACGAATACCTTTGCAAATAACCAATGGATTTATCTTGACGGCTGCACTTCTGCTCAAGGACTTGGTCTTAATCGAATGGTTGCACAGATCGCGGCAGAAACCAACAGCAGTGTCACTGTGACCACACAAAGCGGTTCATCCTATGGGAATGGGACATACGCCGATTCGTGTACGATCACGGCAGCAAACGTCATGGTAGCTTTCGATAGTAATCCGGGCGAGATAGGTTTTGACGATATTGCGATTCAACCACCGTTGGCAAATACATACGATGTTGGGTTCTTTTTTGGTCCTGAGATAAATGATTATGCAACGATTTCAAAGTTCGTAATTTATGATGCTACGCGCTATGGAATCTACGCATCCGTTGGTGGACCTTATATGAAGGTGTCCGGGTATAACGAGTGCAATGATGTTGGTGAAACGTGCATTTACGCAAAAGCGCCCGGAGGAAGCGGGAACTGGATAAGCGTTGACCATCTCCTTGTTACTGACAATATAGTTGGAGGTGTGGGGATAACCATAGATGAGGCTGGGTGCAATGGATATTCGACGAGCACGGCCCTCTCAGGGCACATATTGACGCTTCTGCCAAACGCTTCCATCCCTCTCGGTAAGGGCATGATTACGATGTATGATTGCCCAAATAATCCGGAGCAGAACCAAGCGTTTCAACTATCGTTTGATACATTGGATGTTATCCCTAATGGGGCAAACGGGGCAGGATATAACTTTTCTTCTATCGGGATGATTCCCGCGAATGACGCACACCTATCGCTGTCAATTACCAACGGCGCTCTCGCACCGCCAATCAGCCCTAACACGACCGTCGTATTTCCTGGTCTGCCTGCGGTGCAAAGACAGTTCATCACGCAGGAAGGATTGAGCGGCACTGTACAGAATTTCACCTACTTGCCGGCCTTTAACAGCAGCGGCCTTGGAAACAACGCTGGCTCCCCGATAGATCTGCTTGGAGATGTATTTATAGGCCAGCTTTGGCACTCCAGTGGCACGCCAGAATCGGCATTTCTCTACTCAAACTACGCGCTAACAGGACTCCCAAACGGCACATCACTTTACGCGGGACAGATCATAGCTCCTTCAGCTTATTGGCGTGGCGCAAACGGGCTGCGCTATGGAATGGAGGTTGTCTACACTTCCGGCACAACCGGATCACCGAATGGCGGCTCTACCACTTGCACGGGAACCCTTGGGGCGAATTATCTGACCTGTACCAGCGCAACCGACCTTTCATCGAATCAGTACATTACCGTGGGGTCGGATACATGCAAAATCATCAGATACATTGACGCCACTAACGCGACATCGGTTCTGGTCAATCTTGCAGGAACGCTTGGCTACGCCCATTCATCCGCAACGGCACTTTCATTCTGCGCCCCAGTATTAGGGCCGGAGATGCAGTTGCCTACGAAGAGCGCGGCGATACCAATTGCCTTGACGTGGGCAGTGGGCGATACGTTGCAAAACTCCAGCGCGGCGGCGAACGGGATTGCAGGATGGGTGAACGTAGCAGCGGGTACGCCGGGAACCTGGGCCGGAATACCGCTTGGCGATAGTAGTGGAAATATCGCCCCGGCCCAGATCAACAGCACAACAGGAACGGGCGCGGTAGCTCGTGCGATCTCGCCTGCTTTCACGGGAACCCCCGACGCCAGCGGCGCTACACAGTTCAAGTTGCCCGTGGGCGCGAGTTTTGCAAGCGCGGCGAATGGAGAATCCGGCTACGATAGTACGAACCTCAACTGGCATGATTGGCAAAACGGAGTAGATAACTTCCGTGCGCTCTTTCCGGTTGCTTCCCCGCCGACAAGCGGCCATGTGGCAGGATTTCTCAAGTCAACAAACTCCTGGTCACTGCAAGACCTGGGGGCGCTGCCTACTTCATTCCCCGGCTTTGGCACTACGAGCGGCACTGCGGCGCAAGGTGGCGTCATTACCGGGGCAGGGCCGATTGGCGCGGCGGCTACAGTTCCAGTAATTACCTTCAACGCGGCAGGACAGTTGACTACCGTGACCACAGCCGCGATCACACCCTCAGCTATCGGCGCGGGCACGGCGGCGCAGGGGACTAAAGCTGACAACGCCGGGGCAGTAACGGGAGCAATTAAATCGGATGGTAGCGCAACATTTGGGCAGGCCGCGTGCGCTGATCTGAGCAATGCGGGGACGGGTTGCACGGCTACCATCGCCAACTATGCACCATTGGCCACGCCAACATTCACTACGAACATCGCCACGCCGATAGTCTACGGCGGAAGCGCGGCGGGCAGCACGCTGACGCTGAAAGGAACCAGCAACGGAAGCCCGTCCAACGCCTACGTGCTGCTGAACCCCAGCGGGGGCGGGGGCGTGGGGATAGGGACGGCGAGTCCGACGGCTCTATTGTCGGAACAATCAACCACCGCAACTCAATCTGCACCGCTTGGTTCTGAACTTGTTGCATCTACGGACACTTTTACTGGTACAGGCACAGAATGGACAGACAATCGTCCCGGAACATTCAGCTTTACCGCAACTGGCACAAACACGACACCGCTCGTTGACACAACTTTAGCGATTTCTGGCTCCACTCGGTATCAAGTAACTGTTGTAATTTCTGGCTATTCGGCAGGAAGTCTCTATATCTCAGTAGGTGGAGTTCAAGATATAAATCCTATCAGTGGCAACGGAACTTTTTATCACGCTCCTTTAACTACTGGCACAGGGAGTTTAACCCTTACTCCATCTTCTTCTACTTTTGTTGGAACAGTGACTGTTTCTGTAAAACAAATTACTGGAAATTACTCGCCAACCTACAACATTTTGGATAGCACAGGGGCGTCTGCTCTTGAAATTAGGTCATCGCTGGCTTCTCTAAACAATACTTTTTTGGGAGTAAACTCTGGTCAATATAATATCTTGGGGAGTAGTGTAGCAACTACCGCAGCAGGAAGTGGCAATACTGGAATTGGCTCTAACGCGCTGGCTAATAGTACCAGCGGATATGACAACACCGCAGTTGGGTATCAGTCAATGTATAAAAGTGTAATTAGTTTTTTTGGAACGGCTTTGGGTTATCAAACTATGTATAACAACACGACAGGAACCGCCAATAATGCTCTTGGCTTTCAAGCCCTCTATACTAATACTACGGGGAATTACAACACCGCCGAAGGGTATACTACACTTTACTATAATAATGGCAATTCAAACACGGGTACAGGTTATGCTGTTTTGTATTCTAATACTTCAGGTTCCAATAATTCTGGTTATGGATTTGGTGCTTTGGGCAATATTACCACAGGTGGCAGCAATACTGCTATTGGTGTGAACGCTGGCGCTAAAATCGCAAACGGCACAACTGCCAATCAAACCTCCAGTAATAGCACCTATCTTGGTTATCAGGCGTATGCACAAACTAATGGTGATACAAATGAGACAGTAATTGGATATGGCTCTATCGGTCTCGGAAGCAATACCACTGTCTTGGGTAATGCGAGTGTGACAACCCTTGGAATGATGAGACAAACGACAGCCGCAACTGGAGGCACGGCTCTTACCATTCAATCAAGTGGAGCGACGAGCGGGGGCACAGACCTAAACGGAGGAAACCTCACACTCTCTTCTGGCATCTCAACTGGTGCTGGAAGTTCAAACTTGTATTTCCAAACGGCAACAGCAGGAAGCAGCGGCACGACGGATGTGACTCCAACGACCAAGATGACGATATTGGGGAACGGCAACGTCGGCATCGGGACGACAGCAGGGGGATCAAAATTGACAGTAAAAGGCGGTGACGCTTTTGTGGACGGAACGGCGACGGGAATAATCCTCCGCGACACGGTGATAACGACGAACTGCTACAGAATCACTATCGCGTCAGGACTTGTGGTTCCGACGTTGGTAACATGCCCAACAGATTGAGGTTTGCAGGTCCGGCGAAGATGCAGTAATGGCGGGGCCGGGGTTGTGGAAGATGGAGTACGGAGACGATGGACATGAACGATGAGGACGTGGCTGTGAAGCTGGAAAAGCACGATGGGCAAATCGCAGTTGCACTCCAGGGAGTTGCCAACTTCAAGGCTTTCACCGCAGAGCAGCGGGCCGTTAATGCACAAATGAAAGAGTTCATTGTGCGCACAGACGAGCGTGGCGCGGCAGAGAAGGATGCTCGTGACGCGCATGAAAGGTCAGTTAAAGATGCGCTCGATTTAGCCAACGCAAAGACGGCTAAACGCAGTCTTGTATGGACGGTAGCTGGAGTAATTACTGCTTTTGCCGGTGTAGCCGTTTCGATCATGGCTATCATAATTTCGTCGTGGGTGATTCATCATTCGGAGCTAACGCCGATGCGGCTTTTGAAAGCCCCTGAAACCGTCCAAGTGCTTGCCTACAAGAACACGCAGGACGCAATCAGCCAACCGCACTACCAGTAGAGGAGAATTATGCCCTGGCCTGATCCACCACCGCCCCCGCCACCCGGACAACCACCGCCATCTCCGCCGATTCCGTGCGCCAATGTAGCCAAACTAAAAAAGAAGGCAAAGAAGCCCGCGAAGAAGGCGAAGCGGAAACAGGCTTGACAAGAACTGTCCGCTGTGGGACAATTGTCCCATGATCGTAAGTATTCACGTTCGCATGGAAGAAGAGAGTCGCCGACAGGCAAACGTATGGGCCGCGAAACTCGGTCTTTCTTTGAGCGATTTTTGCGGCCATGCGATTGCGTCTGAGTGCGTCAACCGCGATCTTGCTGAGAGGGACGCGCTCAAAACACACAAGCAGGACGCGGCCCAGCGCCGCAAGGAGAAAAGGTATGAAAACATTTTTCAAGTGGATATACGGGCTTCTGGCAACTGGAATCAGCGCCGGAGCAAGCTGTGTAACGGCTGGCGTTATCGCGCCTGAGTCTTTCAACTTCTCCCACGCGGGGCTTGTGAAGCTGGGGACGCTATGCGCGGTGAACGCGATTCTCGCCGTGGCGTTGTATTTGAAGCAGTCGCCACTCCCTGGCAGTCTCGTTGATCCGGCTGCTGGCGGAATACAAGCGTCGGGAACAGTATCAACTCACTTACCAGACTGAGTAGGGCATAAAACAAGCCCTCCGGACCGAGGTCCGGAGGGCTTGAGTTGTCTGCGATGACGGTCTGTGAAGCCACTTGTCGGCTTGCGCCGGTAGAGGGAGGGCCCGGTCCCTAGGTAAACCGTGTGTGATAGTATGCAACTTTCCGCTTCCTGCTACAAATTAAAAAGCTCGACTTCGGCCTCGCGCCGCGCCGTCAGGCCGGGATGGACTACGCCGTTCAGATGATTCCAGCGGGGTATCTGAGTAGTTACTTGGTCCCATCCGTGGGCAAGCATCTGTTTCAGCGCACCGCCGCCCAGGTTGTAGGCGAAATCCACCAGCGCGTCAAACTGGTTCTGGTTCGCGTCCGGCGCAAGCTCGTTCACGCTAGGCTCGTATCGCGCCGTCAAGTCCTGCTGAAGTAATGAAGCCGCCTGGTCAATGGTGATTCCGTTGACGTAGACCCCTGAGAAAATCTCAGGCTGTGTCAGATCGTGGCCGTAGCCAATCGCCGGGTGTCCGTTGTCGTCATACACGGAAAGTCTTACTCCTTCGTTTTTTCTGATAAACGCAATTCCATTAGGGCTTGTCTGCATCTCTCGCCTCCTGCTTAATCTCTTTTTCACATTTGGAACATGTAAAACTTCTAAACTGCAAGTCGGTCATCATTCTTTTTAGAATCAGACCAATCATCAGATGACAGCGCGAACATTCAACGAAATACTTCCGGCTCATTTTCCTCTCCAGAACTCTCCGGGGCCAGCGTGAGCCAGCCCCGGTGTTTGCGCGGGCCATTACCGTTGCCGTCACCTGTTTTTACGCCCTTCATGTGACCCTGCGACCGACAGTGGCCTCGACGGGTCCAGGTCTGTCTTGAGGGCAGGTAGCATAGACCGCGCATCTGTGTTGCGGCAGCCTCCGGTATGCTCCGGGGCGGCTCGGTACGTCGGTTGGGGCTGTCCCCCGCCGCCGCAAACTGGTTAAACCTGTGGCAGCGGAGTCAGCGTAGACGGGTCTGTGTTGACTTCTGCCGACTGATAGGCCGTGATCGCAGCTTGCAGATCGCGCACGCCCTCGGCTATGTCACCAAGGATTGTTGGATCCAAGGTTGTGTCCTGCTGGAGCGCGGTCAGGGCTGCTTGGAGCGCGGTCAGTTCCGCATTGACTGGATTGCCGGATTTCAAGCCGGTGATGATTGCCGCAAGCGCCGTGCCTGCCGCCGCAACGAGATTGTCGATGTTGGTATTGACACCCACGCCCTTGAGGATGCCAGGGAGAAGCGCCACGATGAGTCCGATGATGGTCAAAAGCATGGTCAGAGTCCTTTCACGAGCGCAATGAGGCTGCTCAGGTTGTTGGTCACGGCGTTGACGGCGGCAATCAATTCAGCCGGTTCACCTGCTGCGGGATTCAGTTTGAGGGTGGCGTGATAGTTCTGGTACATCGGGTCAGCCACGTTGAGCGTGTTGATAAGCGCATTGACCGCCAACTTCTCTGTCGGCGTCGGCGTGTGAAGGCCAGCCGCCACGTCCTGCTGGTACTTTGCCACGGCAGCATGAGCCGCTTGCAGGTTCTCGTTGATTCCCGCGTCCACGGCATTAACTGCGTTGGCTGGCAGCGGCGTGTTCGCCGCCTTGCAGCCGTACATCCCTAGCGTTGCCAGCGCCAGAACTGCGGCAATTACAATTCGTTTCATGGTATTCTCCTTTTTCTGTGCGCCGCCGTAGCGGGGGTTAGGTAACTTCAATAGCGCACGGATATTCAAACGTCTTCCCTATGTTCGGGCAAGTGCGCCAAAGTTGATAAGACTTCTCGCTGTGCAGAAAAGGCTTATTCTCAGGGGGCAGAGGGTGTTTTTGTTGATATGGGTGACCTTCTACATCATTGAGAAGCGCGTTGCAAAATTCACAACGCATTTTTAACCATGCTCTCCCTCCAACTATTACAAATACCCTGCTTTTCATCCTGTCCTCCTCTGCCGTGTTAGCCGCCTGCCCCTACCGGCAGTCTCAGGGGCGCGGCGTCAGTGTTGATGATTCCGGCTCAAATCGCCGCATGAGGCATCACCGCCCTCTCGCTGCTTCCAATAACATTTCCACATGTGCAAGCATCTCTTTCAACATAGGAACAATGTATTTCGGGTCGCCTTCAATGTTGATTAACTCGCCATCCCCTTCATCTTCCGCACTGGCCGCAGTAAGAGAAACAAGACTCCCGTTAAGTGCCCCACAGACCTGCATTTCAGAGTCAACATCGTGCACGATTCTCATACAGCCCCTCCTCCCTGCCGTGTTATAAGACGATGATCTGCACTCCGGCTTGACGTAGCAGCTGAAGCCCGCGTTCATCGGCGTAGCTGCTAGCCGCTACAACTTTACGTACGCCTTCTGTGATTATGATTTTGGCGCAGTCAAAGCACGGTGCGGTGGAGCAATAAAGAGTATGCGGCGTGCGGCGGCTGGAGCGCGCCTGTGATATAGCGTTCATTTCAGCGTGAATTGCTATGCACTTAGTGTTATCACCGGTCACGTCAGTAGCTCCAGCGCAGCGCGTAGTGGGGTCTGTGCAGTGCGGCATTTTGCTCGGTACACCGTTATACCCGGTGGATACAAGTTTACCTTCAACGTCCACCAGTATGGCGGCGACCTGACGCCTA